GTTCAAAGTGTGATTTCTCATGTCAAAAGGTGGAAATGAGATGGTGACGAATCTGTTTAAGGATTTTCCTGTTAATGCACAGGAGGGAAATGAAGAAACGTTCGAGTCATTATTGATGAAGCCCGATATGCGTATCGAGAGAATTATTTCAACCGGTCAGGCGAGTCCCCCAGGATTCTGGTACAGCCAGCCACATAGTGAATGGGTCGCAGTGCTTCAGGGCTCGGCAGGTTTGAAATTTGAAAACGAGAAAGAAGTGCGCGTGATGAATTCCGGTGACTTCGTAAATATCCCGGCGTTGTGCAGACATCGTGTGGAATGGACAAGTACTGAAGAGCCAACGATTTGGTTAGCCATTTATTATGCTGAAGAAACCCAGGAGAAAGCAGGTGAGGTATGAACGGCGTTAGATATTGAGGTGCTGGTACGTAGCTGATATCTTATTTAACATAATATACATTATGCGCACCGCCTTTTTGTGCTCTTGACAATTGTCTAGGAGGTGCTATGGCTTGTACAAAACCGTTGAACGCGTACAGAATGCCATTAGGAAAAAAAGTCTTCTTTACTCCCTTCCGTGGATGTGAATTCATCCAGCTCCCTTGTGGTCAGTGCATCGGTTGCCGTCTTTCTCGATCCAGAGAATGGGCAGTTCGCTGCACTCACGAAGCTCAACTTTATGAAGACAACTGCTTCATAACACTCACTTACTCTGATGAGTATCTCCCTCCCAACTCTTCTCTACGTCGTAAGGATCTAACTGATTTCTTTAAGCGGCTGCGTAAGCGCTTCTCTCATACAATTCGGTATTTTGCGTGTGGTGAATATGGAACGAAATTCGCTCGTCCTCATTATCACGCGATATTATTCAATCATGATTTCGCTGATAAGCGCCTATATAAATCTGGCAAGTTTCCACTCTTTAATTCTCAAACGCTTTCCGAAGTATGGACGTTTGGTCATTCTGTTGTTGCGGGTTTTTCTTTTGAGTCCGCTGCTTATACTGCTCGCTATTGCGTTAAAAAAGTGACTGGTAAAAATGCAGATGAACATTATGGTGACCGTACACCGGAGTTCTCTGCTATGAGCTTAAAACCAGGCATCGGCTATGATTTCTTCATGAAATACTATGATGATATTGTTAATTATGACCGTGTCGTTTCCCGTGGTGGTAAGGAATCTAAACCCCCACGCTATTATGATAAATTATTATCCGGCTGTGACGTCGAGTTACTCGAACGTAATAAAGAAAAGAGAGCGCTTAATGTCGAGGTATTAGACCCGTGGCGCCTCGCTGACTTAGATAAATTCAATATACTTAAATTTCAAACAATGATAAGGAAATATGAAAATGGCTAAATTATATGTAATTGTTGATACTAAAATGAAAGTTGATACATTTGTCTTTCTTCAACAAAATGACGGCGCTGCCGCATCTTATTTTTATAACTGGTGTTTGATGCAGCAGCATCGTGACTTCTATCTCGCTTCTACTGCTGAAATAGTTTATTTCGAAAATGAATATTGTATTGCGTCGGCAGAACGTGAACATATATGTGATATGCCTAACGAGGATTCCGAAAATGGTTAAAATACATTCTCGCTTTGATGTTCCACAAAGCGTCGGTATAACTTTTACCGAACCAACTCGAACTCAACAGCATTTTGCTGATGAAGTCGATATAAATCAAATTGTCGCTCGTGCTTTAAAAACTGGTGACGTCTCTATATTCACTCCCACTGAACGGGGTGATTATTTTGATTGTTCAGATTATGAAGATTATCAATCTTCTCTCGACTATATATCTGGCATCGAAGATGACTTCCGGAGTCTGCCCTCAAATATTCGTAAAGAATTTGGGCATGATCCTCATAAGTACGTTCAGTTTATGACTGACCCACGTAATATCGAAAAAGCTATTGAGTTAGGCCTTCTCGAGGGCGTAGAGAAGGCGTTGCCGAAGGCAGCGGATTCGGGTGCGCCCAAACCCTCGGTAGAGCCGCCGGCGGCGGTTTTGCCTCCAGCAGCTACATCAGCGGCTGGAGGCCAGCACAGTTCCTCTTGATGTAACTGTGCTAGGTGACACCAATCCGTCAGCTATGATGAGTTGGTGTTGCCTTCCTTCCCTTCTCTTCCCTGTTTTCTGGAGTATGTATGAAACGTAATTTTAAGAATCCTAGCGTCATGAATCACGATTTCTCGATGATTCCGTCTACCAACATTCAACGCTCTATGTTCAACCGTTCAAGCGGCTATAAGACCACTTTCGATTCTGGCTATCTCGTCCCGTTCTTCGTTGACGAAGCTTTGCCGGGCGATACCTTTCACATGAAAACTTCTATTCTCGCTCGCCTTACCACTCCTATTGTGCCAATTATGGATAATATGAAACTCGATTATTTCTTCTTCTCAGTCCCGTACCGCTTAGTGTGGGATAACTGGCAGAAATTTAATGGCGAACAAAAAAATCCAGGTGATTCTACTGATTACTTAATTCCGCAAATGAATGCTGACTCTGGTTTTGCGACTGGCTCTATTGCCGATTATTTCGGACTTCCTACTAATGTCCCCGGTTTAAAAGTTAGCTCCCTTCCATTTCGTGCATATAATCTTATATATAATGAATGGTTCCGTGATCAAAATTTAATTGATTCAGTTCCAGTTATTACTACTGATGCTGATGAAAATATGACTAATTACAAATTATTAAAACGTTGTAAACGTCATGACTATTTCACGTCTTGTCTTCCGTGGCCTCAAAAAGGCGATGGTGTTGAACTCGCTCTTGGTACTCCGACTCTTGTCGCTAATGATGATGGCATTAACTTTCAGTGGGCTCGTAAAGATTATGATGAGGTTGTTACCGATGGCATAACAAGTTTCGGTGCTCATGTCGGTGATACTCACTCTCTGTCAATGACAGAACATGGTTTTGATAATCTTGATTATGAGATGCTCGGTTTTGGTAATAAAACCGGCTTATCTATTACTAACACTGACGCTCTGACTATTAACTCATTACGTCAGGCTTTTCAGTTACAACGTATGCTCGAACGTGACGCCCGCGGCGGCACTCGTTATACTGAAATTATTCGTTCCCATTTCGGCGTTATTTCTCCCGATTCTCGTGTACAACGCCCCGAATATCTCGGCGGTGGCTCCATGGATATAAATATAACCCCCGTGCTCCAAACTTCTTCTACTGATGGCGTTTCCCCGCAAGGTAATCTTGCTGCATTCGGTGTATCCGGCGCTTATAAACATGGTTTCTCTAATTCATTTGTCGAACACTGCTTTATTATCGGCATGGTATGTGTTCGAGCTGATTTAACATATCAGCAGGGCATTCCGCGTATGTTCTCTCGCCAAACTCGTTATGATCATTACTGGCCGTCTCTCGCTCATCTCGGCGAACAAGCCGTCTTAAATAAAGAAATCTTTGCACAAGGTGGTACAAAAACTGAAATTGATGATGCAGTGTTTGGTTATCAAGAACGCTTTGCTGAATATCGTTACTCGCCCTCTAAAATAACAGGCAAGATGCGTTCAACTGACCCATTGACTCTCGATGTCTGGCATCTCTCTCAAAAATTCGACACACTTCCAACTCTTAATAAAGAATTTATCGAAGAAAATCCACCAATTGACCGTGTTATCGCTGTCCCCAGCGAACCACAATTCATGATGGATGTATTCTTTGATTTAAAATGTGCCCGTCCAATGCCAACTTATTCTGTTCCGGGCTACATTGACCACTTCTAATAAACAGGCTCCCGCGGGAGCCTTTATTTCATCTATATAGGATAACTATTATGGGTATGATGGATGGTATTGTTGGTGCTGGTATTGCAGCTGCTGGATCAATTGCATCCAGTGCAATGTCTAATAAAAATGCTAATGCGATGTCTAACTCTGCTGTTACTCGACGTGTCGCAGACTTAAAAAATGCTGGCTTAAATCCTATCCTCGCTGCTACGAACGGCAGCTTACAAGCTGCGCAAACTCCCCCTCAACAAGTTCCAAATTTACAACCGCTTTCTACTATCTCAAGTGCTCGTTCTCAGCGGATGCAAGCTGAAACATCACAAAAAGCAACTGATTCTAATGTTGCTTTACAGAACGTTCAGTCAGCTAAGACTCTTGCTGATACAAAAGTCTCTATGGGTCAAGTAGACGTTCAGAACGCTCAAAAAAATCTCATTGATCAACAAGCTCTCACGCAGCAAGCAGTACGTTCTAACTATGCTGCTCAAACTGGACTTGCGTCGGCTAATGCTGTTCGGGCAAACTATCAAGCAGTGCAAGACCGTGTAACTGCTGATTATCTTAAAACTTCTACCGGTCAAGAAAGTCAAAGAACTTATATTGATTCTCGACCAGGTGGTTTGACTGGTAAAATTAATACTCTTAGTAGTTATTGGGACCGGTTGACTGGTGGTAATGATTCGAATAGTGCTAAAAAAATCATACCTCCTAATAAATATCAAAAAGAACTTAGAAATCAATATGGAGGTCATTAATGGATTCAATTAGTATTACTAAATTGATTGTATTGTCTATATTATTAATACCTGTAGGTGCTCTTCTCGTTGCTTTAATCCGTTTTTTAAATCGTCATTAAGGATATAAATCATGGCTTTCCGCAAGCGTATGTCTAAACGCGGCTCCCGCCGCAACTTTCGTAAACATTCTCGCTCACATAAGAAGAATCAACCCCGTCGTATAACTCGCGGCGGTTTTCGTATATAAAACAATGCGGGCGTATAGTGTTTGAACATAACTGTACATTATACGCACCAAATCGCGGATTATACGATCCTTGATTAAACGGCATTACCGATACCTTTCAGACTCACACGGTATCCGGAAGTTCTTGCCCCGGATACCGCTCAACTCAATTGCTTGCGGATCTACTCACG